AGGGTTTATTTATCTTCTTTACCTTTCGAGCCGTAGCTCGTGCGTCAGCAGGAGTCGCATACTTTATACGGACGGTATCTTTTGGATTTTCATCTGTATAAAGTCTGCGTCCTGAACCTTTAGGCTTTTTGCCAGTGCCAACTCTAGGGTCTTTAGCGATAGCCACCACCCTTAGCTTTGTACTGCTTGGCTAACATCTGCGCCTTTCTAGCACTCCACTGTCCCGGCTTACCACCTTTTGAACCTGACTTGATACGACTAAACAAAGCCTTTCGCATTGTTGGCTTGGTGTAGTTACCTGCTTTGTTTACTGTAGACTTAGCCATTATCGTTTTCTCCCTCGCATAACACCACCTTTAGCGTAGCCTTTCTTCTTCTTGTTAGTACCGCCTTTAGAAAAACCAGATAAAGATGCTAGAGATTTAGCCTGTCCTGCATGTAATTTAGAAGCCTTCTTCAGACCCTTAATTACTTTTTTGACTTTGGCTTTGTTTTGCTTAGTAGTCATACCACTAGCCCTTCATTATTTTGTAGCCTTTGGCTTTTGCTGCAGCTCTAAGTTGAGGAACAGACATGCCTCCTGCTGCGTAGCCTTTTTTCATGCCACCACGAGCCATACCCTTCTTCTTCATGGCAGCGCCACCTTTTGCGTAGCCCTTCTTCTTCTTGGTCATACCACCCTTATTCATTTTGCCCTTGCCATCCATTGCAAATGCAGGGACCATTTTACCTGTCTTAGGGTCTTTAGACATTGGCATCTTAGCACCGCCTCTAGCCATTCCCTTCTTTTTCATTTTCATGCCGCCTTTTGCCATGCCTTTTTTCTTCATCATTGGTTTCTTCTTCATAACCATAACTTACTTCTCCTTTGAATATAGATTGTTAAAGACTCGTTGAGTATCCCAAACGTACTCAGTCTCTTGTTTTGAATGGAACACCCTTTGATT